CGCACCATTCATTGCCGCTGCCGCTGCCGTTGCGATGGGATTGGCCAATGTTCGGAGAATTGTTGCAACAGATAACCAAGGAATGACGAGTGGAATGGGTGGCGCACCTGCCGTTCAACAGCCTAATTTTGGTCAAGCAACAACTCCGCAAACAACACCACAGATGTTCATCAACAACAACGGAACGAATGCAGGAGGGGATAATTACAAGCAAAAAGTAATGGTTGTGGATTATTACGACATCCAACAAAAAGGGAATGAGTTGTTTGGTTTGAAACAAAAAACTACCTTAGCGTAAAATTTCGAGGAATGAAAACATTCAAATTCAAAGGAAAGGCGTACAAGTTACGCAACAAAGCAAATGAAGTCACATTGGGTGAACTTTCTGAAATCACGAACATCCTAAATTCGGAGGATGATTTTTCTGGAAAATGGTTGCAGGTTTTGGCTATTTTGGGAGGGAAGGATTTAGTGGAAGTATTGCCAATGAAGGAGTTTTTTGAGGCGGTTAAGTCGGTGCAAATTACAGACATTACCAACAAAGTAAAAAAGCAAATCAAAGCCAATAACAGAACCTATTCGGTTGAATTGGAAAAGGGTGAGATTGTTTTACGCGCAAAGGATTTGAAAGCAATTGAAGATGTTGCATCCAAAGGGGGTGCATGGGCATCCAAGGCGTTTGCGATTGTTTACAAGGATGACCAATTGACAGACAACGAACATTATGACCAAGCGCATTTGAAACACAAGGCAAAGTTGTTTGAGAGTGAAATCATGGCAGACGTTGCCGCGCCAATTCTATTTCATTTGAACCGTGTAATCATGGAGAACATCAATGCGTTTTCTGACAGTCCAACAGTATAAAGAAGCCAACGAGAAATTTGAAGGGGGAGCGTTTGAGAAAATGATTTTCCTTGTTTCGGTTGTTTTCGATTTGGACATTTTGGAGGTTCAGGATTGGAGGGCGCACCAATTGATTGAACACTACAAAAGGGCGTTGGATGTTGTTCAGATTACCCAAAAGCACAAACAGGAAATTGAGATTGATGGGGAGTTGAAAAGACTGATACCGTTCAATAAATTATCGTTGGGAATGTTTATTGATTTGGAGGCAGGAAAGGATGACATTGCGAAGGTTTGTGCCATTCTTTATACCGACAAAGAAAAGTATTCGTTAATCGAAATTGATGAGCGTACAGAGCAAATCAACGAATTGCCTGTTTCGTGGGTTTATGGTGCATACAAATCATATCTTTCCTTCAGAGATTCGTTTTTTAAATCGTATGACATTTTTACTGATCCATTCGAGGGCATCAAGGTTGATGAGTTGAATGATGAGGAAAAGGAAATCTACGATACCGAAATGAAGGAGCGTGAAAAACAAGGTGATCAATGGATGACAATTGTAAATGCACTTTCACAGAATGACATCACAAAATTTGAGCAGGTACTTGACACAAATCTTTTCCTTTGCTTTAATCAATTAACGTATTTGAAAGCGAATAGTTAGGAAAGTTTTTGTATGTTTGCGTTGAGTTTCTTTAAGTCTATGAATATTTTCATACATCAACTCCCTGCTCCAACAGGGAGTTTTTGATTTTCAACCGTTTTTTTGATTTGCCCACATAGGTTAATGGAGCAAATTGCAGATTACTATGTGACGTTGAAACCTATTCGTGATGGCGGTATTTCCCCTATCGGATTAAAAAACGTTGCGTTCGTCAATGATCCTGCCGTTGAAGAGGTTGGAATTTATCTTTCCTTACATGATACCAAAGTTGTTGCGGATGATAAAACAAAGGTTGCTTTGTTGGATTATTTGCAGAATTGTGGAATTGAACAACCGGCACATTGGCGCGAAGTTTCCGAGGAAGAATATTTGGAGGCGCGTGATTTGAATTTATCCAACAATCCAGAAGATTCAGAAAGTTATAATGATTTCCCGAAAAAAGGCGGTGGCGGTCAATGGTTGGTCCGGTATAAATACGATGGTCCAAGTGATGAAAAAACGCGTGATTTCTGTTATGACGTTTTACGTTTAGGAAGAATTTACACGGAGGAAGAAATTTCCAATGGCCTTTCAAATCCTGAATTTGGGAATTATTCTATTTTCGATTACAAGGGATCGTATGGTTGCCGTCACGTCTGGAAACGAATGATTTTCTTTGAAGATTACGAAGATGAGGAAGTTCGCAGGGTGGGGAATGTTCCGCAGGTTGTTGCGCGATTGGATGACCGTGAGGCCACAACATTGAATGCTTTTTTGTCCAAGGATGAAAAAATGCAGGTTGTTGCACCGTTGTTGATTCCAGATAAAAAGATTTTCCGAAACGATGAGATTGGCCGTTACAACATGATTTTCTCAAAAGAAACTATTGTTGAATTGCAGAGTGTTGCTATTGATAATAAGGTATTCGACAAAGCGGACCTATTCAAAGACACGCACCAAGGCGGAAAAGCACCTTCATTCGTTATTGACCAATGGGTAAGTTTGTCGGCAGAGGATAAGGCCTATACAGAATTTGGATTGGACATCAACAGAAATCCAATTGGAACATGGTTTATTCATTCTCAAATTACGGACAAACAGTATTGGGAGAACGAAATCAAAAAGAACAAAAAACACGCGTACTCAATCGAGGCGTTGATGAATTTATCAATCATAAAAATGAGTAAAATGACAACAGAGCAAATCGTATTGCCTGATGGAGAACACTTAATTAACGGAACAATTTACGTTGTCAAAGACGGTGCAGTTGTAGAAGCGAAGGAAGTAACATCAGAGCAGGAGGAAGTAATCGAAGAAGTTGTGACCGAAGGGTTGAGCGAAGAAGCGAAGGAAGAATTGCCAAAGGAAACTTTGAGTGAGGAAGAAATCAAAGTTGAGGAAACGACCATGGAGGAAGTTAAACCAATTGAGAAAATGGAGGACGCACCGGTTGAAGAGGTGAAACCTGAAGATGATCGAATTGCAAAATTGGAACAACAACAGGAGGAAATACTTTCAGAAATCGCGAAAATTCGTGCAGAATCCGAAGCACCAAAAGCAGAGGATGTAAAGGTTGAAATGTCTGACAGCCGACCAATGTGGAGAAAAATTTCAGACGGAATCAATGCAATTAAAAACAAACAATAAAATGAGTTCAGTAAACAACTTGACCTTCAACTTAGGAGGAAAGGAAATCCACTTGTCAAAAGAGGATTTTAACAACGCAAAAACAGCGTTAATGAACCCTTCAATGGTGGAGGGTAAGGATGTGAAAATGGCAATGACCGTTGATCCTTCAGCAGATTACGCGACAAACTCCCAAGAGTATTTCCGTCGCGCAATGATTGGTGAGGAAAAAACGCGTGGTAAATTCCGTCAATTGTTGGGTGTTAAAGATCGTGTGAAGTTGGGAACAGCGGATGCAGATGCAGTTGCAATAAAAGCAGGTGCGACAACTTTCAATCCGGATAACACAGAGATTTCCCAAAAAGAGTTCGAGGTTAAGCCGTTGATGTATGGAACAGTTTTCGATGTTCGTTCATTGGAAATTGCGTTCATGTCGGACCAATTGGCGAAAGGTTCAAACCAATGGAGTGATTCATTTGCGTTCATGACTTTCTTCTACCAAACGTTAGAGGCTACTTTAACAGAGCAAATGGAGTTGATTACGTTCAGCGGTACAGTTGGAGCGAATGGAGTTGATGGATTGGAAACTTTGTTAACAGCAGATGCAACAGTATTGAAGCCAACAGCAGGAAATGGCGGTGTTGCTTCGGCAATTACTGATTTGAATGTTATCGATAAATTGAAACAAGCGAGAAACGTGTTGCCTCGTGCAGTACGCAGAAAATCAGATTTCGTTTATATCGTTGCTGGTAATGTTTACGATGCGTTGGCTGATGCTGTTTCTGACAACAAAGCGAGTGGATTGTACTACATTGAGAACGTTAATTTGGCGTTCCAAGGCGTTCCGATTTACAAGGCAGATGGTGCAAGTGATAACGTGATTATCGCAACGTATTGGTCAAACCTTGCAAACGTAATGGATTTGATGGATGAAGAATTAGGATTCAACATTGTTGACTTTATGAAAACAACATTGGATCGTAAGATCGGTGTTCGTGTTGATTTCAAGTATCAACCTGATTATGTGATTTCAACTGAAATCTATTTCCACATATTCTAATTATATAAAAGATTCGGGAGGTGAAAGTCCTCCCAATTTTTTATTCACCTTTAAAAATTAGAAATTATGGCAGTATGTAATTCATTGGTAGGAATACCAAAAGACTGTGGGGATAACAACCTTGGTTCGATTAAACGTGCTTTGGTAGGTTCGTTTGAGGATGTATTGACGTTGACCGTTACAGCGGCAGCAACACCTGATACAGATGGAAACGTCACAGCGGTAACGCGAACAGTCGGAACAAAATTTGAGGAATTTACCTTCCCAAAAGACACGAGTTCATTCACACAAGAATGGGTTGGTGATTTGGCGGCAGATACACATTCATATTCGCAAAACGTAAGTTTAGGATTCCGAAGAATTGATTTAAGAAAACGAAACGCAATCATGTTATTGGCTGAAGGGCGCAGAGATTTGATCACAGTTGTTCAGGACAACAACGATGATTTCTGGATGCTTGGATCGGACCAAGGAATGCGTTTATCGGCAAACCAAACAACAACAGGAGAAACACGCGCGGCAGGTCAATTGATGCCTGTTACGTTGACATCAGAAAACGAAAGATACATGATGTACAAAGTTGATTCAGCAGTTGCGGAAGGGTTGTTAGTAGCAGCGGTTTAATTCGTCACAAACAGAAAATAAAATTGGGAGCGTTCACACGTTCCCTTTTTTTATGCCACATAGATTGATGAGCAATTTTGTTTTAGAAAAGGGAATCACAAATAACGTTGTATTGACGTTATCGGAAATGTCAAGGGTTACAACTCCGTGGTTTCTGTTTTTGTTTATTAATAAATTCAGTACAACGGAGGTGGCAGTTAAATGTTCGCTTCAAAGTTCAGGAACAACGATCAGATACGACCTTTTGGAAATCATTGAGAAAGCAGGTCCAGACCCATTGAATGGAGAGGTTTATTTAATCGAAGGGGAATGGTCATATTTCGTTTATGAATCAACAGAACAGACATTGAATATTGAGGAAACAACCGGGCGCATTTTGCAACGCGGTTTAATTATAGTAAAATAATTATGAAATTTTTAGTAAATAATTTTGTGACAGAAAGGGTTTCGCGGTTCTTTTCAAGTTTCAGTAGGGTAAATCTTGATTTTTACTTTATAAGCACAGCAAGTGACCTTCCTTTGCCAATTTCAGGAGTTGTGAATTTATTACCGAATGTAACATACTACATCACTTCAGAAATTGATTTATTGGGTTCTCGAATTGTGTGCGGTGAGAATACAGTTATATTAGGTGCGAGTTCTGAAAACTCAATAATAAGATCGACAGGGTTAGTTGTTGGTGTTCCTTTAATAACATCGAACTATACAGTACCAATTCGTCATATCGCGTTTGTAGATATAGACACCTGTTTTGATTTTAACGGATTAGGAAATACAATGGCCTTGGATTGGACAGGGGTGAACATTGTTAATTGTCCAAATATTGGTGAGTTCAAGAATTTTCAGAATTTCATATTCTCAAAAGGTGCGTTTATCAATTCACAAGGATTAATATTTGATGAAGTTTTCGACACAGCTTCATTTGATAATTGCCTTTTTTCGGGAAATGGTGCGTCAGGATCGCTTATAAATATTTTACCAACTGCAACCATAAACAGGAGGTTCAGAATAGTTTATTCCGCTGTTGTTGCTTTTGGTAGCACGTCTGGTTTAATTGTAAGTACATCAGCGAATGTACCTGTTGAGGGGTTTATTTTAGATACGGTGAATTTTAGCGGTGGAGGTAGTTATATAATCGGGGTGCAGTATAATGACAACAAAGCGTTGTTTGTGAATTGTAAAGGAATAAATAACAGTAGGTCAACAGCACATTATTACACAGAAGGGAATGCCATAACAACTGTTATTGAATCAGCGGAAGTTCCTGTTAAAGTTTTAGGAGCAAGTTTAACAGGTGAATATAATGAAAAATTCACAATAACAGACAACCGAGCGACCTATATAGGCGCATTGGATGCTACATTCAAGGCAACTTCATCCATGACGATTATAAGTGGAAACAACAACCAAATAGGTGCGTACATAGCAAAAAACGGAGTTATAATAAACAACTCTGAAACCTACGTTACTGCAAGTGGCACAGGAAGGGCTGAAAATATTTTCACACAAACAATTATAGAAATGGGCCAGGGTGATTATTTAGAATTATTTGTTGAAAATAATACAGGCGCGAATGATATTTTAGTAACTGATTTAAACTTAATCGTGAATTAATGGGGATTTTTAGCAGAAATAAAATAACGGTTGCACCTGAAAATGTGAGCGTGGAAAATAGAGAGGTTGAATGTTTCCGTTCCATTAACACGGAGGGGTTGGATTTATCACAGCCGTTTGTTGATGATTACCGTTCGCGCGGTTTTTCATGGGTTTACTTTGGTGAAACGAATCTTTATCCACAGATATTAAACCAATTATATATCAGCGCACCAATGCACCAAGCGTGTTGTAATTTCAAGAAATATTCATTGATCGGAAAAGGTTACAAGTGGGAGGGATATGAGGCGTTGAGCGTTGAGGAAAAAATCAAAATCAAGCAGTTTGAAATTGCATCCAAGTTAAAGCAGAACAAATCAAAAATTGTTTTGGATTGGGTGAAACATGGGCGTGTAATTGCGTTGTTGCATTACTCCAAAGAATACAAGAAATTCACGCATTTTGTGTTGGTAGATCCAGAATCAATCCGAAACAATCATGTTGATTTATTCCGCGACAATCCAACGATGTATTTTTATTCAAGGGATTGGACACTTTCAAATGCACAACTTTCGTTCACTCACTATTCACCGACAAATACAGATGAATGGCAGGTGCTTGAATTGAAAAACGAGGTTGGCGGCTTTAAATCCTATGGAATGCCTGATTGGGTTTCGTCTGCCAATTGGCAAAAAGTCGGTGCAGATATTGCTTTATTACATAAATCAGCAATTGAGAATGGAATACAGCCGGGCGTGGTTTACCGTTATCCTTACATCATGTCACCTGATGAGCGTTCACAATGGGAACAGGGAATGCGTAACAATGCGAAGGGTGCGAAGAATTACAACCGAGCGCAAAAGGTTGAGGCCCAATCAAAGGATTTGTTGCCTGAAATTGATGTTGTTGAAACGACAGACAACCACGCGCTATTCGAACAAACATCAAAAGAATACAAAGAAGAGGTTGCAATTTCACACGGCATCAATCCTGCATTGATGGGTGTTCGAGTTGCAGGAAGTTTAGGGGCAACAGAGGAAATAGAATTTTCAGCGGAGCAGTTTAAGAAACTTTGGGTTGATGAAAATACAGAAATCATTCAGGATTGGTTGAATGAGTTGGCGCGTATTTGTGGAATCCAGACCAATTTAGAAATCAATGAAACGGATATTTTGACCGTTAAGGAATTGATGGAAGGAGGTGAGGCGGTTACGACACAAACCGAGCAATTGAATGAGCAGGACAAACCACAGGTTAATGATGCCTTGAAAGGACTTTCAGCAAAGGAAAACATGGACATGATGAGAATTGTTCGCGACTATTCAAAAGGCCGTTTAAACGAAGAAATTGCAAAGGCACGATTAATGGCATACGGCATTGATGAGGACACAATAACCAAAATACTAATGGCATGATTTATTTCGTAACAGAAAAGTTTTTAAAGGACAACACGCAAATCACACAAAATGTGGATGCGAAAGATCTTGCACCGTTTATTCAATTATCGGTTAAGACGTATATTCAGCCAATTTTAGGGTATAATTTTACGAATGATTTATTGACCAAATTCAATGCAGGAACAACGAGCGCGGAGGAAGATGAGTTGATTGAGTTCATTCAGTACACGACAGCGTTTTATTCAGCATACGATGCTATTCCAAACCTTTCGTTTAGGATTTCCAACAAGGGCCTACAAAGCCAAACAGGGGAATATTCAGCGAGTGAAGGGATTCAGGCGGTGGAGTACATTCGGAACAATGTGTTGAAGTTTGCGAAGGTTTACGAGGGGAACATGAGGGCGTTCCTGGAATTAAACAAAGAGGAATTTCCTTTATACTTGGATGTCATCAACAAAGAAATAAAAGCACCGGATGGTGAAACGAATTTCAGAACAGATACAACATGGCTATAAATACACTTATAACGATTCGCGAGGCAATCAATGAGTTTGTTGAAGGTCATGGGCAATTAAAGCGCATCATTTGGGAGGCGAATGACCAAAGGGCAAATTACATAACAGAGGGGGATGAGTTTCCTATTCTGTTTGCAAATCCTGTTGATGTTGTCACGGCAAGGTCAATAAACATTCACACAATTAGAATTTACGTTTATTCGAGGTTGAATGATGACCGTTCAGATATTATTGAAAATGCCAACGATACTTCTTTAATACTTCGTGACATCCGCGTTTGGTGGAATGATTACGGAGTTGATGACATTGAAATTAAAGATGATCCAATTGGCATATTTGAAGCAGACAAAGAATTGGATAAATTGGTTGGGTATTATGCAGACATCCGTTTTGAAATTCCTTCACATGGGCGTTGTCAAGTTCCGGTTGATGTTGTTCCAACACCACCTTTATGTGCGGATGGTTTTGCGGTAAACTCAAACAGCACCTATTCTTTAACAGTTCCAAGCGGTACAACACAACCGATTCCAGACACGTTTTATGAAATAGAAGTTGACGGAGTTTTGGAAGATTCGTTTCAATTACCGACTTTAGAAGATAGCATTATAACAATAGAATTGACATGAACGTAATAAAGATAATCACCACGGCTTTAGAGAAGTTAGCGAACAAGCAAAACAGTTTAGCGGTTGACGGTACAGGCGATAAATATCCAACGGTTGACGCTGTAAACGATGCCTTATCGAATATATCAAGCAACATCGACATAGGCACAACTGTAATCGACAACGGAACAGACGGACGTATATTGCTTCAAGGAGCGGGGAAGGTTTCGCAAAGTTCAAACCTATTTTGGGATATTGCAAACAATAGACTTGGGATAAACCAACCAATACCAACAGCACGCCTCCACGTCAAAGCATTAGACACGACAACGAACGCGGTTCTAAGAGTTGAAAATAGTGCAGGTACGGGCGATTTGTTTAATGTTGATGGAGGAGGAAAAATGTTAGCAACAAGGGCGGTAATAAGTGTTCATCAGCTTAATTTCATCAACAACTTTAATAACGGTGCAACAGTAATGGCAACAAGCATAAGCGATGGAAACGCAAGG